TATATCACGGAAAATGTTTAAGATTATATATTCCTAAAGAATATGAGAAAGAAATTTTAAAATTCTCTGAATGGGATGCTAACCAATCTTCAAACCAAAGATTATGGCAAGAAGGCGGTGTATATAATGACAAATCTATAGATACTGAAAAATCTAAAAAATTACCTAATAACTATTGCTATTTTGATATAGATACAAAGAAAGATTTAAATATTAAGCATGTTTATAAATTATTAAGAATTTTCTTTGAAGAAAGTAAAATCCCTATTATTCACAAATCGGTGATAACAATAACTGGTAAGTATGGAGAAAGGGGGTATTCTTTTACAAGCGATGATTATGATAAGTATTCCTTTCATTTGACTGACCAATATTTTGTGTCTCACGCATCATTAAACTGCACCGACATTTTACAAAGAACAAGATTGCAGGGAAAATATAATGACCCAGAACTTAAAAGCGGTGATATGAAGCTTACTTTATGGACTACAAATGAAGTACAAGATATAATACAAAGTTTTTATGTAAAATTTATAAAAGTAATTGAAAAATATATTATGAGTTGTGATAGTTGGGAAGATATAAAGGTTTTATTAGGAAGCATACTAGATAATGGGGATTGTAAATTTGGTAAATATATGAAATACATTGATGTGGTAAAGAAAAGAAAAAATTTAAAAGTAATTAAACATTATGATGGAAAAAACAATGGGTATAAATTAATCACATTAGATGATATGACTGATAATGAAATAAGTGAATGGTGCAAAGAAACTAAATTACCTGATTATAATTGTATTAATGAAATAACCTCAATAACATACAATGATTTAAATAATAAGGACAAAATGTGGTATTCAGAATTAGAAGAATTTTGTTATGATGAAGAATTTAACAATCATATTCAAACATATACAATTACACATTCGTGTAGTGAAAAATACAAAGACAAATTTATGAAATATATAGATGAAAAAAAGATATCATCGTATAACTCATTGGCAATACAAAATACTTGTGTAATGCAACCAACAAATGTTATAATTGTTGATGAAATTAATAATAAGAAATATAAAGCAATATTTAAACCTGAAAAATATACTATTAATATAGATAAAAATATTCATAGGTGTCCAAATACAAATAAATATTTATTATGGAAAGACAATAATGGTGATTTATTCAAATCAAAATTTATCGATAAATATATTCAACAATATACAAACGGAAATGCGAATGAAGATAGCGAATGTTTTATAGATGTTCATAATAAACTGCCGAATAAATATTATTGGAAAACACCCGATGGATGGTTATATTTGTATGATAAAGATAAACCTGATATTATCTCGTTAGATATAGTAGCACCTATCGCTATTAAAAATGTTGATATACAAGGGAATATACCTACTGAACCATTAATTAACAAAGATATATTGCTATTCGCAACTTCTTGCTGTAAAGAAACGGATAAGGCAAACTTAAGATTTGGAATAAAAGATATATTTCAAATATATGAAAAGTGGTGCGAACAAAATAATATAAAACGTTTGAAAACTCAGAAAAAATTCAAGGAGGAATTTGAGAAATTAAATTACAGGGGAGAAAATAGCAAAGGTGTCGACATCGATAATAACTATGGTAAAAGAGGTTATAATATAATGGTTTCATTATAATGCCGTAAGGGAATAAAGAAATATTATATTAAACCCATAATATATGCTATCATAAACTAATATATATATCCTAATTATTACTATTTTTTTATATTATAATTATCATAAATATCCCAAACACATATAAGATATTTAGAAATAAATATAATAATTAGATGAGCAATCAGATTACTCAGATTACTCAGATATTCAAATATAACTACTTAAGGGAATTGCCAGACGACATCAAGACACTCATCTATAATCGCGTGTATAAAAGTAATTATTCCCTTGTGTTGAATGAGTTGTGTGCAAATATTGAGAATAGGAAGCATTACTATAATCTAAAGCAATTCCTCGTATATCAGGATGAGCCAAAGTTAAACCTTTTGAACCATTTATTGACTAATATAAAAACGCAAAGGAGGCGCGAACCTCATAGTAGCATCATATCCTGTTATAAAAATCATTTAACATCTAATCATATATCGAAGGCAAATATAAATAAATTAAAGATAGCCTCTAATGTATTTGCTTACTTGAATAAAAAAATCGCGAATACATTTATTGCCTTTTTGAAAAACTCTAGGAATGCCATATATAATATATATATTGAAGATAATGGCGAGTATTTTGTGCTAGAATACGATGGGACTTTTTGCTGTTACGCGGCTATATACTTGATGGCGCTGTCTTTCTGGAAGTTTATTAGATGCCAGTTATATGAGTTCTATCAGATACATCTAGAAGCATATAACATACACGTTAATAAATTGCTGAAGGACGATTACGACACGGGGCTATTTTGCTGGTATGCTGGCAATATAAAAGATGAAACTTTGGATAAAAATCTTATAAAAATAAAGAATGAAAATGCTAAGTTATACCGAACAATTCTAAGACATCGCGGATACGTCAATAAAACCGAAGGTTATTATATACACTATGAGATACGCAATATTATAGATAAATTTGTTATTGAAAATAATACGATGATAATACGACTGAAGGAGTTGTGATGGCTTTATGCTTTAGGTTTGGCTGAAACCAGTTTATTTAATGCTTTTATATTCTTGTCTGTTATGCAATCATCGCTAACTGATTTTTTTGAAAGTTCTGCAATAAGGTCTTTGAAGTATGTGTCATTTCCCCTAGATATTTCTGAATATTTTGCTTTGAATATGATAGCAAGATTTATATATTCCTTATTTTGTTGAAAAGCATTCCCGTTTTTATTGTAGATATATATACTATTATCGTCCATATACTTTAGAATATCCTTGTCATCAAATATACGCGGGCTCATTTTGTATTTGGTAATCAATTTATCATATACATCATAGTGATGATAATATTTATACTCGGGGCATACTAGTTGCCTATTGGTATATGCAAAGATATTATCCTTTACATCATCTACAAATATAGTTCTGTTATTGAATACATATTCTGAAATCTTATCGTCGTTTATTGCGGGGTATTTCTTACACAATGATTTGATAATTGTAGGATATATATTTACTAATGATTTTTTATAATTATTATTAGATATCGAATTTTCTCTTGTAAAAAATGGGCGATTAACCTTGATATTCAGTGCCTTCTCTATATTTTTCCCGAGTGCATTATTCGTCCAATCATAGGCGCTATTTGTGTAAAAAAATACTTCGACATTCTTAAACTTCTTATTACAAAACGCTATAAATTCTTTAACAAATGGACGCAATAGCCCGTTCTTCAATTCTTCCTGCATATCAAAGACATCTCTTGGAGGACATACTTCGTGGATACCCTTCTTCTTGCAGGTATTATAGATAAATTCGAGTAAGTCATATTCTTTCCCTAATATATTAACAATTCCTATTATAGTTTTGTCTATATCAAAGATTATTACAAATGGGGTCTTCTTCATAATCCTAATTATCTATTATAATAACTTATAAAAAAGAAATAATAATATAAATAATAATATAAATAATAATATAAATAATATAAAGATATCGTATTATATTATTATATAATACTAGGTAATACGATGGAAATAGCTTCAGAATTCGAAAGTGTTCTCAAAGCCCTTAAGAATATTGATATGGACACGCTAGAACTTCCTGATACTATTAAATTAGACTTCTATAAGTTTTATAAACAGGCTACAATGGGAGATTGCAATATTAGTGAGCCTTATAGTATCTTCTTTAGGGAACACGCAAAATGGAAGGCGTGGAATAGTATCAAAGGTATGACCACAGAAGACGCAATGATGGAGTATATTAACTATTATAATAATTATATCAAGTAATCATTGTGTTGTGTCTGCAATACTATATAATACCAAATATAGCAGATATAACTTCATTTATAATTATGATAGCATAAGTTATCATAATATTAATGTATTTCTCTAAATCTGGGTATTTGTTTGAACTATATAGTAATAATAATACAATTAGTATGAAAACTGCAGTTAATATCATCTCTACGGCTAGATATAGATTAATCTTGTATACAATTGTATTAACCTTAAGAGGCGTTTTATCCTCTTGAAAGTAATCAGAGAAACTATCTGCAAAATCGTTGATATTAGTATATATTTTCTTTTTCAAAAAATATATGTTATCGGTTGCTTTATCTGCATCTTGAAACCCTGATGTTTTTCCTTCTGCGTAATTCTTGAATTTATCTGGTGGAAGAGAAGTAGGTGTTTCTATGCTTTTATATGTATATATATATTTTAATATTAAATCAGCATTGTCGTGTAATTTATCTAATATATCCTCCTTCTTTATAGTCGCAGGTAATAATTGTTTGATTGTATAGGAACTTTTTATTTCATTATACATCTTTTTAATATCAATGTCTTTTCCTGAAAATTTATTTAGAATATCATCTATGGATACGGATGCTACGGATGCTGGAGTAGAATCAGGCGATGTACTATTGGAATATTTAGCATAATCGTTATTATATTTCGTGTGGATATTATTAAAAAGATTTAGAAATATGTTATTTATTTTGTGTATTATTAATGGGTCTTCTATGTTATGTGATATTACATAATGATATATTAAGTATATAAATATTTTGTCCCCTAGCAAATCTTGGGCTTGTTGATTTTTATTTACAGGGGCATCTCCAGGTTCATTATAAAAGTCTGCAGCAGTATTTGTTAGGTATATACTTCTTAACATCTTATTAATATTTGCTTCTTTTTCTTGAGTAGTACCAGTTGGTATTATAAATTTGTTGTTATTTAATATACCATCGCTATTTAAATCGGTTAGTATTTTGTTAGCATTATCTGCTAATCCAAAGTCTTTATTCAAAAAATTCTTAAAATGCAGCTTATCAAATGAAAGGTCTTTAAAATCACTCAAAAAACTTGAGAAAGTCTCTTCTGTTTTTTTATTCTTCTGTATTGTTTCAATAATTAGATAAACTACCATATCGGCTGCTTTATATTTACCATCGTCCCCTTCATATAAATCATATAAATCATATAAATCCTTGTATATATATTTATTAAATCCAAATGTGTATATTAAACTATGTAAATAAATATATATGAATATGATGATGATAATTTTATAAATATAATTATCGTTTTTATAAATTTCGCTAACTAAGAAAGGGATTTTAGTATCACTTTTACAATACTTATCATTAACAAATCCAATAGCTTTAATAAATAAATCAAATAAAAATGCGGCAAGTATTATAATCGCTATGAATAATAGTAGCTTTACTATGTAATTATAATATACAATTGTCGCGTGGACATATAAGTCCGACGAGTTATTATCATAATTAGTGCTAAGAGAGTATTGAGAATTCTTTGCGCTATCATTGAAATTTATAATATAGTTGAGTAGCCTGTATTTATATTTATCTTCCAAAGTAATTTTTGTGGGGTCTTCAGAAGTGTAATCATTTATATTATCATTTATGCAGTAGATTGTAAATAAAATATAGCTTATTATATTTAATGTCAGAATAGATACAAATGATATTAATACTATAATAATAATTACGATAAAGATAAGCGTCTTAATATCAAAGCTAAGAAAACCTTCGCCCATTATATTAAAATATGATTATATTTATCTCTTTATTTTATATTTATAAATTAATTATTAAGCTGCGCCGAATAATATTATAGGACTTGTTAATAAATAATAAAGCCCCAATATGTAATACCCATATGTTTTTATGTCGGATTTGAAACTATATATGCTATATAGGGGGTTTAATAAACCATCCTGATATTTTATAATAATATAAAAAAATATCAATATCGAATATGTTAGGAGGAAGTTCGTTATCAATACGCTGTATATATAGTATGTATAGTATTTGCCATATACCTCCTTATATACCTTTATGGTATCTGTGAAATGCGAACGACCTTGTTCATATGTGCTTTTCATCGTAGAAATATCTGGGCTATTCTCTTGTATTTCCCTTATTTTTGTATCTCTAATATTTTTTATAGTTGTGTCAGAAACGGAACTCAAAGTATCCTTCACTAATTTTTCTAATGGTGGCAATACGGCGCTGTTATTGTTATTATAATTTGCTATAATATAAAAGGTTCTGTCTTTTAATGCTTTTGTAATCTTAGGTTCAAATGAAGCAGCATTTGCCTGTTCATCTGTTGTAGATTTTTCATAAGTAATTTTACATATACTAAATATTTCTTTTTGTATATTTGCAAACTCAGTGCGATTTGGTGAAAGTATATGTATTGTAAAGCATAGTTTGAATAAGGTATTTTGGTCGTTCAATGCATTACCTGGCTTATATTGGAGAATATAACTATTTATATCATAAGCACCACTTGCTTTTGAATATATTACTTTTTTATAATAATCATATAAATACGTATAATCAATATTTTCAATCACAAAGGCTTTTAATGCGACTTCATTAGTAAGCAATTTATCGTCTTCTGCCTTATCATTAGAGAACCAAAACCAATTTAAATAAGAAAGAAAATAGATAACACCCAGTATCATAATGGTTTTTATATAATAATCTACAAAGTCGTATTCTTCATTGTCGCCATAATAATAATTTAAATATCCATAATTTGTAGCACCATAGCCCAGATTTCCTATGATAGCGACAACTAATAATGCTATCAGAAATGCTGCAATAGATTTTTCGATGTTTATTTCTCCAAATAAAAATGGGTTATTATAAAAATATTGGTAAAAACTACTATTTGCTATATAGTTTGCTTTGTCATAATTTTTCTTTTTGGATAAAAATAGGAAGCTACTAAAAAAGATAGATATTTTCAGAGCAGATAAAAATATCAACGCTAACAATAACATAACTACAATTGCAATAAAAACCCATTCTTTAATTTCATTACTTCCCATTATCGTCAAATATTTATAAGTTTCTTATATATATATATTATAAAAATAACAAGTATTCACTTAGATCGCTTTAAAAATCCATAACAATAAGAAGATAGTTATAGGATAGCTTAATCTTAGCAATAATTCTTGGAAATCCGTTAGGACATTATCATTAATATACTTGGATACATAATATGTTAGCATCCTGTCGATGGATATACCTAGCACAATCACTAGAGAAAACAAGGCAAGTTTTATAACCTCTGATTTTTTCATATTCATTCTGTCAAGGAAGTTATAATCGTTCTTATTCTTATACATTTGCTGCTGCTGCTGGGTGGTATTTTGGGACGGCTGCTGCTGCATCATTTGCTGTTGCACTTGTTGCTGCGCCATTTGCTGTTGTTGCTGTTGTGCCATTTGCATTGCTATTTGTTGCTGCGCGATTTGCATAGATTGACTTTGCGGAGGCGGCAGCATTTGCTGCATTTGCTTATCATCATTGCCGTGTCCATCGTTATTAAGAGCGATTTGATGCAATTGCTGGCTGGATATTTTAGAAGAGTATGCGCTTTCTTTCTTATCCATAGTATTATTATCATTCAATAAATTATCACCCCCGTATAATAAATTAAGTTCAGTCATTTATATTTATTTATCTATACTATATAAACACATTAATTTATTATTAAGAAAATAAATAAAAATCTTGGCTCTTAACAGAATTAGAAAAATCATATAGTATGAGTAATCTAGATTATGAAAACCTATTTATATATATGTCTTTAGTATTTGCAATAATTATTTTCATATTTCTATTATTTGGCAGTGTATTCGCGTGTGGAAACGTGCAATCGCCTCGAGTTTATGAGCAATTCTTAGATTACCCTACAGATATCAAAATACAAGTTGCAACTACATTTTCAGACTATGAGAAGAAGCTTACTGATGCCGACGAAAAGAAGAAGATAAATGGTATCATAGAGAAAATCAATAATAACAAAATAGGTGTCGAAGAGTTATCTATAATAATAAAAGAACTGACAAAAATTGCAAAGATATCTGAGGAAAATAAGGCAATCTCGACGGGCGAACAACCTATACCTATGCGTACGCGCATACCTGCAATTAAAACTGACACTAATGAGGAGGCTAAGAAGGGCGAACAAGCTATACCTAAACCTTAAATAAATATCTTAGCTTTTAACAGAATAAATATATTATGAATAATCTAGATTATGAAAGTTTATTTATATATATGTCTTTAATATTTGCAATAAGTATTTTCATAGTTCTCTTATATGGCTGTGCTTTTGCGGGGAGCGGCTCAGTATCGCGAACATATGAAAACTTTGTTGGGGATGATAGTGATATTAAAACGCAATTAGTAAGCCTTCTCGCAGACTATGAGAAGAAACTTACTGATGCTGAAGAAAAGAAGAAAATAACTGGTATTATAGAAAAGATTAATACGAATAAAATAGGCGCAAAGGACTTAATATCTCTTACATACGAATTAAAGAAGATATCACCAGCAGTTTCGAAGGATACTAAGGATACTTCAAAGGACGCTAAGGAAACTCCAGTAGTCGCTAAGGACGCTAAGGTTGCTAAGGATACAACAGACCCTACAGAGGAAATTAAGAATGACTAATAAGCAGTATCGCTATTGTCGTCTTCGTCTGCTCCAGTGTCCTCAGCGTCTTCGTCTGCTCCAGTGTCCTCAGCGTCCGCTTCGTCTTCGCCAGCGGCTTCGCCACCAACACCAGCATTCCCTTGAAAGTAATTATTAAATTGCATTAATTTAACACCATTTTCACTATATTGTTTTTCCTTTGTTTTGTAATCATCAATGTTATCTCTTGAGTAGTCTTCGTTATTATCTTCGTCATCGTCCGAATCGCCTTCAATCTCTTCTTGTTTATATAGGTAATCTATGTAATTCATTTTATATTCAGGGTTTAATATAGATCTTTTAGGGACATTCTTTTGAACAGGTTCGTAATAAAAAATAGCAAATATAATATTATGATTTATTCCCTTGAAATCGTATAGAGAACCCCTATTCGTTTCAAACCGCAGTGTCATTCGCGATAATTTTCCGATAGGATGAAATTCACGCACGGGTATCTTGGTAATAGTTAGTTTTTCGCTATTAATACCTACACTATCTACGCGAAACTTAGCAAGACCTAGCGTATATTTTGAATATGATAATGACCTATATAAATGCTCCTCGATTTCTGGGCATCTCATAATAATATATTTATTACCTATAAAATATACGATACCCGGCGATGTTATTATCCATTTGTTATCGGTGCTAACATTGGGGTTATAATTCTTGTTTAAGCGGCTATAAAACATCTTCGCCAAAACGCTATCAGTTCTTAGCGATGGCGGGGATTTGCTAATATATCTGTCGGTGTTATTCGTCGTAGGATATAAATCAAAGCCCAAGTTTTCAGACAATGTCGTCCTTTTCATATCAACTATTAAAGGGGCTTTTGAAAATATGTCTATTAAATTAGATAATTCTGGCGGTGTTGTGGTTTCACTGAACATTATTTCTAAATCATTATTTTGTGTCAACTCATTGTATTTTGTTATAAATGTTTTAAACGTATAATCACCTGGCGATATATAGATATATTTAAAGATATCCTTGTAATCGATTGAATAATTATAGCCATCGTTTATAATTGTATTATCATCGCTTTCGCTGCTTTCGCTGCTTTCGCTGCTTTCCTTCATTCTATACCATATCGGCAAGGT